AACCCCTGTTCTGCGCTACAAACAGAAGGACATTGAGGGCCAACCCGCACCCGCACCAACCCGACTTCAGCCTGAACCACCACCAACAGGCATCATGGAGGCGGCTGGCGCTATTTCCGCAGACTTGCAGATGGTTTTGGGCGTTCTTGACCCCAACCAATTACCAAGCGGAAACATCTCAGGTAAGGCATTGGCGGGTCAGCAGAACCAAGTTGATCTGTCAAACTTCCACTTCTATGACAACATGACCCGTTCTATTCGTCAGACGGGCAAAATCATATTGGATTTAATCCCCAAGATTTACGACACAGAGCGAGTGATGCGAATCATTGGCTCAGATGGTCAGCCCGACATGACCACCATCAATCAGCGCAATGAGGTTGATGAAGTCCTAAACGATGTGACTGTGGGTGAATACGATGTGGTTATGGACACAGGGCCTGGCTTCCAAACCAAGCGCCAACAAGCCGTTGAAAGCATGATGCCATTGCTCACAGGCAATGCAGAACTGTTCAACATTGCGGGTGACTTGGTGTTCAGGAACATGGACTTCCCAGGCGCTGATGTGATCGCAGACCGCCTTGCCGCCATGAACCCATTAGCTCAGATCGATGAGAAATCCGACATTCCACCTGAAGTTCAGATGCGTTTGGCTCAGTCTCAGCAGATGATTGAGCAATTACAACAACAGTTGCAAGCCGCTGGTCTTGAGATCAACAATCGGATGCAAGTGGCTCAGATCAAAGAGGAAGGCGCTACCAAGCGCAAACTCATGGATGTCACCGCAAGAGCGCACAACACTGAGACCATTAACGAGGCAAAGGTTAATCAAACCAACGTCAAAGCAGTTACTGAGCAGAATAAGACTGAGATTGATGCGTTGGTCAAAATGCTTATTGCAAGAATGTCTCCCAATCAATTGTTGGCTGAGATCGACCGCTTGAACGCTGAACAACAGCAGTTTGCGATGGGTGCGGCAATGGATATCGATCACGAACAAAATCCATTTATGCAGCAATAATTGACAGATAATGAATTAGGGTAAATAATTACTCAAACCTTACCAGTGAGGCTCACTGGGAAAATTCTTTGAGGAAACTCAATGTCAGAAGTTCAGGAAGTGCAAGTTGCACAACCAAAGGTCTCCACTACTGTGGTGACAAGTGAAAATTTAGCTGAATTTAACGCTAAGAGAATGGGTTTAGCTGATTCAACGCCTAGCGAGGCTGCACCAGTTGCAGAGCCGCCAGAGGTCGATAATGGGCAGAGTGAACCAGTTGAAGCGTCAGAGGAAGCGACAGCAACAGAGGATCGAAAACGAAATCCTAAGTTGGAAATTCGGTTTGAGAAGATAACCAAGCAACGTGAGGAAGCAAGGGCAGAAGCCCAGCGGGAACGTGAAGCAAGGGAATCTTTAGAAGCCAAGGTCAAGGAATTGGAAGGCAGAACTCAACCCCAAAAGGTTGAATCGTCTGAAGAACCCCGACCAGAGCAGTTCACAGATATGTATGAATATGCGAAAGCATTGACAGACTATAAAGTGGATCAGCGATTAGCGGAAGAAAAGCAAAAGGAAGCACAGGCTAAAGTAGAGGCTCAAAGGCAACAAGTGATCAACACTTGGGCAAAGCGAGTTGAATCTGCCAAAGCTGAGATGCCTGATTTTGAGGCAATGGTTGGGTCTGCCGATGTTGTTGTGAGCAACGAAGTGCGTGATGCAATCTTTGAATCAGATGTTGGCCCTCAAGTGCTGTATCACTTGGCTGAGAATCCCGAAATTGCCGAAAAACTGCAAGGCATGACAGTCACATCCGCATTGAGAACTATTGGGAGATTGGAGGCTCAGTTTGAAAAGGCAGAGCCTCAGACAAAGACTGTTGTTGGGAAAAGTAAAGCGCCAGCACCGATCAACCCGATCAGGTCTGCGGCTAATGGGCGTGATGTGAATCTGACTTCCGATGGGAATTTTCATGGTTCGTATCAGGCTTGGAAAGCGGCAAGACTTGCAGGGCGAATTCGCTGACATAAACCCATTCTTTTAAGGAAATAAAATGAGCAATAATCTGCTTACTATCTCCATGATCACCAACGAAGCGTTAATGGTCTTGGAAAACGAGTTGACTTTCTCTAGCGAAGTTGACCGCAACTATGATGATCAATTCGCTGTTTCAGGCGCAAAGATCGGTAACACACTGAACGTTCGTAGACCAGGCCGTTTCATCGGTACATCTGGCCCTGCATTGAACGTTGAGGACTTTAACGAGACTTCTGTTCCCGTTACTTTGTCCACTCAGTTTCACGTTGACACACAGTTCACCACACAAGACTTGGCTTTGAGCCTTGATCAGTTCTCTGATCGTGTGTTGAAGCCCGCTGTCGCTGCTGTCGCCAACAAGATTGACTTTGATGGTCTGACAATGGCTAAGAACAGCACCGCCAACATCGTTGGTACTGCTGGCACTCCTCCCACATCCTTGCTCACCTACTTGACCGCTGGTGCTTACTTGGACTCAGAGGGCGCACCCCGTGATGGTCGTAGGTCTTGCATCGTTGAGCCTTTCACTGGCGCAACCATTGTGGACAGCTTGAAAGGTTTGTTTGTTCCATCCGATGTGATTGGCAAGCAATACCAAAAAGGCATGATGGGCCGTGACTCTGCTGGTATGAACTGGAAGATGGATCAGAACGTTGTGAACCAAACATTTGGTTCATACTCCGACACCCTCTCCACCAACACCACCACTTTCACTGGTTCTTTGACATCAGGTTGGGCGCAAACATCTACCATCACTTTGGTTTCTTCTGCTGGCACAGCGGGTCTGAAACAAGGCGATGTGATTCAGATCGCTGGCGTGTACGCTGTTAACCCCCAGAATCGTTCTGCTTACGGCTCTGGCAAACTGCGTAATTTCGTTGTGACTGCTGATGTGACTGTTGCCGCTTCTGCTGGTTCTTCTGTTACTGTTTCCCCTGCGATCATCACAGGCGGTCAGTTCCAGAACGTTACCATCATTGGTTCAACAAGCACCACTGCTGTTGTGACTCCATTCAACAAAGCTGGTACTGTGTCCCCACAGAACTTGGTGATGCACAAAAATGCTTTCACCTTGGCTACTGCTGACTTGGAATTGCCTGATGGCGTTGTGTTCGCTGGTCGTGCTTCCGATAAGGAACTTGGCTTGTCAATGCGTGTTGTTCGTCAATACACCATCAATAACGACTCCATCCCCACCCGTGTGGATGTGTTGTACGGCTGGGCCCCTCTGTATCCTGAACTCGCTTGCCGAGTTGCAGCTTAATTAACTAGGAAAGGAAACGCATCATGGCTAATCCAGGCGCAGCAAGTACGCAAACAGTCAACTACCTAATGAATGGTAGTGCTTCCGATGGTGTCCAATTGGGCGCTGTTAGCGGCAAAGTCGGTTTTTATGGCATTACCCCCGTTGTTCGTGCTGGTGCTATCACCGCATTGACAGCCACTCCCTCAACTGCTGAAACAGTTGCGGCAGTGAACGCCATCATCACCGCTATCAAGAACATTGGCATTACGTCTTAATGTGAATTGATGGATAAAGCCACTCTCCACATCGGGGGGTGGCTTTTTTATTTGGAGAACAAATGCACATAATGATTGCAATGCCAGCCTACACAGGCGTGGTTCACATGGGAACAATGAGATGTCTGTTTACAGATATAACTTCACTCCTAAAAAGGGGCGACACCTACACCTTTGTGGATGACATTGGCAATGCCTTAATTGCAGACTCCCGCAGTATCACAGCGACTAAATTCTTTGAAGAATCTGACTGTGATCAACTGATATTTATTGACAATGACGTTTCATGGGAAGCTGGCGCATTGCTCAAACTGATCGATGCCCCTGAAGATTTGGTGGCGGGTATTTATCCAAGACGCAAAGACCCCATCGAATATGCTGTTCACTACCTAGAAAAAGAAGAATTGTGGGCAAATCCTGAGACAGGATTGTTGGAGGTCAAAGCCGTTCCAACGGGCTTTTTAAAGATTTCAAGAAACTGCATTGCCAAACTGATTGAGGCTTTCCCTGAAAGCCACAGATATGAGGCAGACAGTGAGAAGCGTTTTTATCCTCTTTTTGACCATATTTTTGAGGATGACTACAAGTGGGGCGAGGACTACAGTTTTTGCATCCGCTGGCGCAAAATGGGCGGGAAAGTGTGGATTGACCCTGAAATGCACATGGGACACACTGGACACAAAATGTTCCAAGGACATCTTGGAAATTGGCTCAAAAATCGTTAAACTTAATCACCTTTGCAAAGGATCATCATGTCCAACTATTCACAGATTTCCGCTACCACTTTGGTGAAGAATCAGCCTGGCAAACTAAAAGGCATTTTTTGCAGTAGCGTGACCAGTTCCCCCACAATCACTGTGTACGATGCACAAACCCCAGGCACAGATGTCAAGATCATTGACACCTACACCCTGACAGCGGCAACAAACATGAACTTCTATGATGGCATCAACTGTGAAAATGGTTTGTATGTTGTCATTAGCGGCACAGCAAGCGTCACTGTTTATTTCGAATAATGTCAAACAATACGGCTGTCACTCAGACAACCAACATTGTCCCCGTTCAGGGCGTTTTTGCCCCTGAACCATCGTTTGCCCTCCAATACTTTGTTGGGCCAGCGGGAACGCCCTTTCTGCCTCCCTCTGACCCCAACATTAGCGGGGCAACAATTACCAGTAGCACGATCAACAGCACGACTATTGGGGCGACTTCTCCCTCCACAGGAAATTTCACCAACATTGCCACAGTTACAGGCACGATCTCCACCACCCCATCAGGCGACACTGACATTGCCAACAAGGGATATGTGGATTCGGTTGCCCAAGGGCTTGATGTCAAGGCTTCATGTGTTTATTCGACCACCAACAACATCACTTTATCGGGTCTTAGCACTCAGGCGGGTGGTGATTGGGCATCAAGCCTAACTGCGGGTGATCGGATTCTTGTTAAGAATCAGTCAAGCAGCCAATTCAACGGCATTTATGTGGCTTCTGCCTCTACTTGGGCAAGATCATCTGACATGAATGTGTGGGCTGAAGTCCCATCAGCGTTCACTTTCATCGAATCAGGAACAACCCTAGCTGACTCAGGATGGGTTTGCACTGCCAATCAAGGCGGCACAATTGATGTGACTGCAATGCCTTGGTCGCAGTTCTCAGGTGCGGGAACTTACCTTGCGGGTAATGGCCTCCAACTAATTGGCAATACATTCTCAGTCAAAGCCAACGGCACGACCTTGGATGTGTCTGCAAGTGGCGTGAAGATTTCCGACACTTACCCAGGCCAAACTTCCATCACCACTTTAGGCACGATTGCCACAGGCGTGTGGAATGGAACTGACATTGCGGTTGCCGATGGCGGCACAGGGGCATCAGATGCCACCACAGCAAGGGCAAATCTGTCTGCCGCTATCTTGGGCGCAAACAACGACATCACAAGCCTTACAGCCTTAACGGGCGGTATCTCTACCCCCTCATTTGTTCAGTTCAATACGACTCAAGTGCCTTTGCCCACAGATGCAACGGGCAAGATTTATTACGATTACAACGACCAATTCCAAACTTTAGCGTTCCAAATGAACAGCGGAGTGGTTCAAAAAATTGGTGAGGAAACCTTTTTCCGCATTAAATGCGATGGCGCTATTGCCAAAGGCCAAGTGGTTTCGTTTGCGGGAACTTTGGGTGCTTCTGGCGGTCTGATTGGCAAAGCGGCTACAGGCTTGGCGGTTGATCAGGCCAGTTACATTTTGGGTGTTGCTACCGAAAGCGGAAACAATAACGATTGGATTTTCGTCACCTTTTTTGGTGAGGTCAAAAGCATCAACACCACAGGCGGTGCAGAAGCATGGGTTCAGGGTCAAGTTTTGTACTACAACCCAAGCGTTACAGGCGGTTTGACAAAGAACAAACCCGCAATTCCTAATGCGATTTGTATTGTTGCAGCAGTGGTTCATGTGGGTTCATCAAATGGCATTTTGTTTGTCAGACCTACTTATGGATCAGTCCTTGGTGGCACTGATGGCAATGTCTCATTTGGCACTTTATCCAACTTGGATGTGATCCAGTACGACAGTACGCTTCAGTATTGGAAGAATGTCTCTGCCTCCACTTTGTCGGTCAGTTATGCCGCCACAGCGGGTTCTGCGGGTTCATCAACCACAGCGGTGACTGCCACCAATCTAGCGGGTGGAACTGCGGGTGCTTTGCCTTACCAATCAGGTGCGGGTGCAACGACTTTTCTTGGCCTTGGCACAACAAACTATGTGCTGACTGCGGGTGCTTCAGCGCCTCAATATGTGGCTCAATCCACCTTGTCGGTGGGAAGCGCCACAACTGCGGGAACAGCTACCAATTTGGCGGGTGGGGCTGCGGCTTCCATTCCCTATCAGTCAGCAAGTGGCACAACGGCTTTCTTGGCCTCTGGTGCGGGTGATGCCAATAAGGTGCTTCAAAGCAACGGCACAAGCGCCCCCTCATGGGTGACACCCGTGGCTTATGCCACAGTGACCGATGACACCACCACCAATGCGGTGCGTTATCCTCTGTTTGCTGATCAAACCACAGGCAATCTTGCGACCACTTTGGTCAGTTCTACCAAGTACAACTACAACCCAAGTTCAGGATTGCTCACAGCAACGGGCTTTAGCGGCTCTGGGGCGAGTTTGACAAGCCTCCCTGCGGGTCAACTATCGGGAACGATTCCGAGTGGCGTATTGGGCAATTCAAGCCTTTATGTTGGCACGACTGCCATTGCCCTGAACCGATCCAGTAGCGCACAGTCTCTGACAGGCGTGAACATCGATGGTTCTGCGGGTTCTGCAACGACTGCGGGAACGGCAACAAATGCCACCAATGTGGCAATTACTGATGACACCACAACGGCATCAGATATGTATCTTTCTTGGGTAACTTCCACTACAGGAAATTTGCCAATCAAGGTATCATCTACCAAATTGAAATTTAATCCATCCACAGGCGTTTTAACCGCAACTGGTGGCGTAACTGGAGGGGCGTTCTGATGTGGAAAATTCTTGAGATTCAAGCCGATGGCGATCTGATTACAGGCGCTAGGTATTTCTGCGCTAAAAACGGGGTTGAGACAGAGGGATGGTGGAATTTTGCCGAGCCTGTTTTGACTATTCCATTTGCCGATGTGACCGAGGAAATAGTTATTGCTTGGGTTACAAGAGACATCGGTTTACAAGTTCAGGCAAGGCTTGATGAGCAAGCGGCAACAGCGGCAAGAACTGTGGTTGCCCCTTGGTTGCCCCAAGTCTTTACACCAAGCATTTAAGGAAAGAACATGGCTGTTAATTTATCACCAGTTGGAGGCGTAGCAGCCCAATTTTTTGACAACGATGGCAATGTGCTGTCGGGTGGCAAGATTTACACCTATGCGGCTGGCACTTCTACCAACGCTACAACTTATACAACTTCCGCTGGAACTTTTGCTCACTCAAACCCGATTATTTTAGATTCAGCAGGTCGTGTGCCAAGCGGTGAAATTTGGTTGACTGATGGCATTACATACAAGTTTGTATTGAATAATTCAGTTGGCACATTGATTGGCACTTATGACAACATTGTTGGCATCAATTCCAATTTTGTAAACTTTACAAATGAACAAGAGATTCAAACTGCTACTGCAAGCCAAACTGTATTTACATTGACAACAATGCAATATCAGCCTGGCACTGGCAGCTTGTCAGTGTTTGTGGATGGCGTGAACCAATATGGCCCAGGCGCGCAGTACGCTTACACCGAGACAAGTTCAACTGTTGTCACTTTTGTAAATGGCCTCCATGTTGGCGCATCTGTAAAATTTACAACTAGTGCAATCAATGCTTCTAGTTATGGAAACTCCTCTCAAATTTCCTACACCCCCGCTGGCACTGGCGCAGTCATTACAAATGTCCAAGCTAAATTGCGCCAATATGTTAGCGTTAAAGACTTTGGCGCTGTAGGCGATGGCACAACCGATGACACCGCTGCCATTCAAGCGGCAATGAATTTTGGTGGAAATATTTATTTCCCATTGGGAACATACATATTCAATAACGATATTTCATGGACTACAAATGTTTATATTGACATGGGTGGTTCAACTTTAAAAAGAGGTTCATCAGGAACAGGCCCAAGGCTTGAGCCAGGTGGCACAGCGTTCAGTATTCAGAACGGCACGATCGATGGAAACAACAGCACTGTTGATTTTGGGCATTTGTTGAATTTAGAAAATTCAGCAATGGTGGCTTACATCAACAACATGACATTCAAAAACAATGTCGCTGGTTATACAGGCACAACTGCTACCGCAGGGATTGATTCCGATCACATCAACGCATATCAATTTAATTCTTTAACAGTTACAAATTGCACTTTCTTATTGGCATCAAGAAACGGCATTTCAGTTACTACTGCGGCAACTTATGTAAATATTTCAGGCAATCAATTTACAAATTGTTATTTGTTTGGTGTTGATGTTGAACCTGATGCACCATCAAGTTTGATGTATAAAACCATCATTCTTGCTGAAAATAATTTTGTAAATTGTGGTCCTAGAAGTGCAACTAATTTTGTTTGGGATGGCGGTGGCCCATTTGCAGTTCATGCGCCAGCATCTCCAAATACGGGTATTGTTGAAAAACTTGCAATCATAAATAATGTAATTCGTAGTAATGAATTTTCAAATCCAATTTTGGGTAGGGTTGAGCCTTTTGTAAAAGTTGATAATTATCAAAGCCTACAGTTTTCAGACAATTTAATTGAAAACATGGATAGGACAATTATTGCAACTGAGGGTGCATCAGCACCAATTGTTAACACAATTATTTCAAACAACATTTGGACAAATGTGCAAGGCACTATGGAAAGTGCTTTGTATTGCTACTATTCCAAAAATTTGTTGTTATTGGGTAATAACTTAACAACAGTTACATACAGTGGTATCAATGTAAGCATCAACGACAATTCATTCAATAAAAATTCTATAACTTATGCAATTAAATGTACTGATGACACTCCTTATTCTGTTGTCATTTGTGGAAATACATTTAAAGATTACACAACTGTAATTGACACGACAAATCACGATGACTTTTACACCATTGTGGGCAATCAGTCTTATGGTCAAACAACTTTTGTTGGGGCAATTACAAACTCAACAATTGAAGGCAACTTTATTGGCGTAAACAATTACACAGTTGCTACTCTGCCTGCTGGCACAAGAGGTATGCGCTGGTATGTAACAAATGCAAACTCAACCACTTTTGGAAGTGTTGTTGCGGGTGGTGGTACTAATGTTGTACCTGTGTTTTATAACGGCAGTAATTGGATTATTGGGTAAAAAATGGCACAAACAGGCTACACCCCGATTCAACTGTATTACAGCAGTACGACTACCAATGCGCCATTGGCGGCAAATCTTGCTTATGGTGAATTGGCAATTAACATCACTGATGGCAAGCTGTTTTACAAAGACAATGCAAACGCCATTCAAGTAATTGGTTGGAAGGTTGTCCCTGCGACTGCGGGTGGTACGGGTCAGACTTCTTACGCTGTTGGTGATCTGCTTTATGCAGACACCACCACTTCTTTGGCTAAGTTGGCTGATGTGGCGACAGGCAACGCCTTAATCTCTGGTGGCGTAAGCACAGCGCCATCATGGGGCAAGATCGGCCTTACAACCCATGTTTCAGGCACACTGCCAACTGCAAATGGTGGAACAAATTTATCCACCTTTACAGCCAATCAAGTTTTTTATGCGTCATCATCAAGTGTTATGGCGCAATCTGCCAACTTGGTTTTTGATGGCACTAACTTGGGTGTTGGAACTACACCCTCTTATGGTTTTCAAGTATCTAAAAGTTCGTCAGGTGATTTTGCCGCACGAATTAGCAATACTAGTTCAGGCAATCCAAATGGTCTTTTGATTGATACACCAAACAAAGGTGCTGCTTCTCTTTTTGGCCTAAGAATTGAAAATAATGCTACAACAGCGTTTTCTGTTTTAACCAATGGTGAAATATCTGCGTTAGGAAACTATACACCAAGCACAGCCGCCAAAGGCATCAACTTCACCGCCAACACTCCCGCAGCGGGTATGACAAGCCAATTGCTCAATTGGTATGAAGAAGGTACTTGGACACCAAATCAAGGCGCTGGCCTTACTGTTGTTGGCGCATTTAGTTCTACTGGTCTTTACACTCGCATTGGCAGACAAGTAACTGTTACTGGTAGGGTCACGGGTGCAACATCTATCAACACTTCAGGATCAGGAATTGTTTGCACAAACTTACCTTTTACTGTTGGCACTAATTCAAATTCTGTTGGCGTTATGACAAACACGGCAACAAATAACACAAATGTGTATGTAAACCCAGGCACTGCAACAATGTATTCTTCAATGGCTTCTGGTGTTTCTGGTAGTCTTTACTTTACAGTGACTTATTCTGTCTAAGGAACAAAAATGGCATTGACTAAAGCAACTTATTTTATGGTGCAAACCGCACCAGCCAATGTGGTTGATTATGGTGCAAGTACATCTGCAACTGGTGTTGCAAATAGTGCGGCATTTAATGCGGCTAAAGCGGCTTCTGGCTCTTACACTGTTGCGGGACAAACTGTTTTCAAGCCTGTTTATGTACCGCCAGGCACTTATGCAATTGATGGCACTGTAATTGGAAACTTTTTTACCGAAGGTATTGTCGGAATAACTGGCGGTGCGGTTCAATACATTGTTTCTAATGGTGTTGGATCAAGCCAAACAAATACAATTTACGGCCCAGGCGCTATGCCTGGCGCTACGCCTACAGGCGGGGATGCTGGCCTCTACAATGCCGCTTTTGGCACAGAAGCACTTATTTCTAACACAACAGGCTATCGGAATACGGGCGTGGGATATGGCGCTTTAAGAAGCACAGTAGCCAATTATTCAAACACGGGAATCGGGTTTACGGCTGGTTATTCTTTATCAAATGTTGCCGCTGCTGGCAATACAGCAATTGGCGCAAGGGCGCTTTACGCATCCCAAGATGGTTATTTCAACACAGCCGTTGGAAGTGACTCATTGCAAGGAACTCTTGGGGGCTTTCAAAATACGGGATGTGGCAAGAATACTTTGTACGCCAACACAACTGGCGATAACAATTCCGCTTTTGGAATGAACGCACTTTATAGCGCTACTGACGCTGATAACAATACAGCCGTGGGTGCATACTCGCAATTTTATATTGGTAGTGGCTACACAAACACATCGTCAGGCTATCAATCGTTATACACAAACGCAAACGGGCATGACAATGCGGCTTTTGGTGCATTAGCTTTGTATAACGCAACAGGCAGTAACAATTCGGCTTTTGGTCGCAGTGCTGGCTTTGCTGTTACCACTGGTTCTGGCAATTTAATTCTTGGAGTTTTAACCGCCTCTGGTTCTAATGCCCCTGTTTTTAATGTAACAACTGAAGATAATCGTGTTGTTGTTGGATCGACTTCAACCACAAATGCTTATGTTCAAGTGGCATGGACTGTTGTTTCTGACGAAAGAGACAAGACCGACATTGAAGATGTTAATTATGGCGTTGATTTTATTAGCAAACTGCGACCCGTTAAATTCAAGCGTGACAATCGTAGCCGCTATGAAGATCATGTTTCTGATGGCAGTAAAAAAGACGCTAAATTTACTTATGGCTTTACTGCTCAAAACATTATTCAAGCAGAAAAAGAATGTGGCGCTACAGATAGCACTTTGTTAATTGCTGACAATGAAAGCCCTGACAATTTAAAAATCATTGAAACAAGCATCATTCCCGCTTTGGTTAAAGCCATTCAAGAATTAAAAGCTGAATTTGATGCCTACAAAGCATCTCACCCATAAGGAATATCATGAAATTCGAATGGACAGTTAACAAAGTACAAGTAGCTGAAGAAAACTTAGTTGTAAAAGTTGATTTGACAGTTACAGGAACTGATGGCGATTTTTCAGCTTCCGCTGCTTACTCCCGTAATTTGATTCGTGGAAGTAGTTTTGTTGCTTATGAACAATTGACTGAACAACAAGTTTTAGATTGGTGTTTTGAGCCTGAAGTTATTACTTGGACAGACATTGACAATGTGGAACAATCTACTACCAAGCATTTAAAAGATGAAGGCGAAGCGCAAGTAACTGGTCAAATTCAACGCCAGTTGGCTACAAAATCCACAGAACCCGCTTTGCCTTGGATAAGGACATAACATGACTCAGCCAATTGACATTATCACCAGAGCCATGAAAGACATTGGCGCAATTGCCGCTGGTGAAGTGCCAACGGCTGATGAGGCGCAAGATGGTCTGGATATGCTCAACGACATGATCGCCCAATGGTCGAATGAAAACATGATGGTTTTCTATCGATCAGAGATCATCTTCCAAACCACCCAAAACCAAGTTCAGTACACCATTGGCCCAAGCGGTCAGATGGGCGCTACCTTTACAGGCTCAATTGCGGGAAATATTTTGACTGTCCCCGCTAATGGCGTGACTGCGGGTGGCATCAACATCGGCATGACGCTGAGTGGCACAGGCATCACCTCAGGCACTCGCATTGTGGCGTTCCAAACGGGCGCTGGTGGCAATGTGAACGAGGGTGGCACATACACTGTCAGCCCAAGCCAAACAGCCTCTAGCACAACGATTACAGCTTACTATGAGCGCCCCTTGACGATTGAATCAGGCTTTGTTCGTGTGGCTACCATGCAAGGCGGCTCAAACATTGCGGGTGGTTACTTAGACTATCCCTTGACAGTGTTTAGCCTTGAAGAATACGAATCGATTGGCATCAAGCAATTGAACGGCCCTTGGGCAAAAGGCATTTACTACCAACCCTCAGAGTTGTTGGGAACAATTTATGTTTACCCCAACCCATCTCAGGGTGAGTTGCACTTGTTTACTCAGACAATCTTCAGGGAATTCCAAAGCCTGAACGACACCATCCAACTTCCACAAGGTTACAACATGGCTTTGCGGTGGTGCTTGGCTGAAAGACTGTTGCCCATGTTTGGCAAGGTGAACCAAGTATCTATTGGCATGATCAACGCCTATGCTGCACAAGGCAAGGCAACAATCAAGCGCACCAATATGCGCCCTGTACAGATTGCACGATACCCTGACAGTCTCATGGTGGGTCGTGCCAAAGACGCTGGCTTCATCATGGATGGAGGCTTTAGATAATGGCAGACTTTGGCTTTGTCGGCACATCCTACACCGCCCCATCGATCTACCAAGACGATCAGGAGTGCATCAATTTTTTTGCTGAGATTGATGTAACCAAGCAGCCTGGTGAACGAGGGATTGTGGCGCTGTATCCAACGCCAGGTCTTACCCTCAGAACTCAATTAGTCCAATCCCAAGTGCGTGGATTGCACACCATGTCGGGTGGGCAAATTCTGATTGCGGTAGCGGGTAACATTGTTTACCAAGTCAACCTTTCAATGGTGGCAACCCAGATCGGCACTTTGACCACTTCAACGGGCCAAGTCTCCATTTCTGACAACATCACCAATTCTGATGGCTTGATTGCCTACATTGTGGATGGCCCAAATCGTTACACATGGGTTGTGGCGACCAACACCTTTTCAACGCTACCAAGTACCGATGGCCCGTGGCAAGGCGCTACTGTGGTGGATGTGATCGACAACTACAACATCTATAACGAGCCAAACTCACAGAATTGGGCTTGTACTGATCTAGGCTCACGGCTATCCACTCAGGCGCTTTACGGCACTTCTGATGGCTCATCTGATCTATTGGTGACGCTGATTGCAGACCGCAGACAAGTCTATTTGATGGGTGAGACAACCACAGAGGTTTGGACAGATGTGGGCAACGTTATTGCTGGCATCACCACTTTCCCTTTCCAACGAGTGCCTGGCACATTTAGCCAAACAGGATGCGGTGCTAAATACTCTGTAGCTAGATTTGCCGACTCTTTTGTGATCGTTGCAAAAGACACAAGGGGTAACTCAACCATCGAGATGATGCAGGGTTATGCTTGGCAAAAGATTTCCACCCATGCTGTTGAGCAGTCTTTGCTTAACCAAGTGGTGTCGGATGCCGTTGCCTATACTTATCAGATCGAAGGTCACGAAATGTATGTGGTGACTTTCCCATCTGTGGGCGAGTATGGCCTCACATGGGTATATGACTTATCCACAAAGTCATGGCACAAATGGCTTTATTGGGACTCTGCCAACGCTGTCTATAAGCGCCATCGTTCCAACTGCGGTGCTTATTTTGCCAATATGTATATCGTGGGCGACTACGAGAACGGCAAACTCTACAGCTTAGAGAACGAGGTTTACACCGATGATGGTGCGACCATCAGGCGTTTGCGTAGAGCAAAGCACCTGACTACTGACTTACAAAGACAGTATTTTGAAGAATTCCAAATCCAATTTCAGCCTGGCGTTGGTCTCAACTTAGGTCAAGGCCAAGACCCTCAAGCGATGCTGAGATGGTCAAACGATGGCGGCTCTACATTTTCAAACGAGCATTGGGTGACTATTGGCAAGATTGGTCAATACTTGAACCGAGCCATTTGGAGGCGTTTGGGATGGTCTAGGGACAGAATCTTTGAGGTGGTGCTGACTGACCCCATCAAGGCGGTCATTGTGTCTGCAAACCTTAAAGCAAGCGCAGGGGATAACTAATGGCTACGGCAATTCCAAATGCCAACATTAACATCCCCTATGCAGCGTTTTTGGATGAAAGCACAGGTCGCCCATCTCAAGCATGGTTGCAGTGGTTGATGAATCCAAATGTGATTACTTTTAACGCAGCCAACACAAGCATTACTGGCGGCACGATCAATAATGTCGTGATCAACAGTTCCACCATTGGATTGACTACCCCCGCAGCGGGTAAATTCACCGATTTCACCGCCCTGAATGGGGTCAAGGGAGGCACATTTTGAACGATTTAGATTTGCCAAACCATGTATCCCGTGAGCAAGTTGAGCGCCTCCAAGCGGAAATGGCATCAATGCCACAGGCTGAATTAACGACAGAACACCAGTTCAGCCCAGGTATGTATTTGCGGAAAGTCTTTCGACCCGCTGGCACTTTAATTGTTGGCAAAGTTCATAAAGAACCCCACTTTTTTTTATGTGCAAAAGGCGAGATAATCGCATGGACAGAAAGCGGAATGAAAAGGCTTCAGGCAGGGGATGTTGTTGAATCCAAGCCTGGCACGAAACGGGTGACTCTAGCTGTGACAGATGCGATTGGCATCACTATTCACAAAACAGATAAAACCGATCTTGATGAAATCGAAGCTGAATTGATTGAGCCAGATACAACCGCACTTTTTGATGCCAATAATGAAATCAAAAAATTAAGAACTGAAGGGGAATAATATGACTTTTGTAGCAGTAGCAATTGGTGGATCAGCCCTATTGGGTTACATGGGGTCAAGAAAACAAGCTAAAGCCGCAGAAAGTGCTTCTCAACTTCAATATGAAGCAACTTCAGACGCTGCCAAACAACAGCGTGAGATGTTTGACATCCTCAATGCACAACAGAAGCCTTATCGTGAAGCTGGTTATGGGGCGTTAAATCAGATCAATACGATGTTGCCTCAGTTCACGAAGGAATTTACATCTGCCGATCAGATAAAAAACCTAGACCCTAGTTACCAATTTATGCTTCAACAAGGATTGGGTGCTACTGGTCAAGCCATGAATGTCGGTGGTGGTGGCTCTAATGTGGATTTGGCACGACAAAGGTTTGCTCAAGAATATGCCAAGTCAGGCGCACAACAGGCATTTAACAATTACCAAAGTCAACAGTCCAACATTTACAACCGACTTTCAAACCTTGCGGGTATTGGTCAAGCGGCTCAGTCTCAAGCCAACACTTTGGGATCAAACACTGCAAACGCATTGAGCCAGTTGGGTATCGGTGGCGCTTCTGCTTTGGGTGCGGGTCAAGTGGGTGCGGCAAATGCAATGGCTGGTGCTTATGGCAACATTGGAAATGCTCTAACATTGTCAAGTTTATTAACCCCGCAAGGTGGCGGTGGAATAACGCCAGGCGGTGCAACAGTCATGAACCCTGCACTCAGCCCTTATTTCACACCTACACCCCCCCCAATAGGTTGATTGGATAAAAAATGGCAGATTTAAGCGTTTCTCCAGTTGCAGCACAGATCAGACCTGTGCCAGGCATGAGCCTTGGTGACATGATAAATGTCGCCCGTGGCGCACAACAGTACCAACAAGCGGCTCAGATCAATCCTTTGGCGCTTCAGCAACAACAACAAGCCACTCGCACAGGCGAGATTGCTTTGGGTGTTGAAGAACAAAAGGACAAAGAACGCAATAACTTGCAGACTTTCTTTTCTGACCCTAATAACTTTCAGACTGATGGAAGAATTGACATTGACAAGATCAATGCCGTTGTTCCAAAGATTGCCCCGTTGACGGGCGCTGATGCCATTAGCAAGTTCAGCACATTGGGTAAAGCCCAAACTGAAGCGATCAGTGCAAAGCAAAATCTGACTCAAGACCAACGCAACATGATTGGTTCAAGATTTGCAATTCTTGGTCGTTTGGGTGTGCAAAACAAAGAAGCCTATATTGCTGAAATGAATTTGCTGAAACAAGAAAATCCCGACAATAAAGATTTGGCACGATTGATTGATGCTTATAAAGTCACATGGAATGAAATGCCATCTGGCCCTGACTTGCCAGGCAAAGCAATTGCTGGCGCACAGACCTTGTTAAGCCCTGCACAACAACAGACAGCATTTTCTCAACAAGTTGGCACTCTTAGCACTGGTGAGCAAATCTTCCCAACTGTCACAACCCCTGCGGTTGGCGGTATGTTGCCTCGAATCCAAATGGGAACACAGCCTTTGGCAGACATCGGATTGCCACCAACAACAGAAGTCATTGATCCTTTAACAGGCGAAAAGCGTTTGCTTGGCCCTGCTTCTCAGCGTGGTAAAACGCCCCTCACTACAAATGTTAGCCCCGCCCAAGCAGCCCTTTTGAGTGCTGGTGGTGCAACCATTTCCGCAGACTTTGCAACAACTGTCAAAGATGCCGCTGAAGCACCAAGCCGTGTCGCCATCTTCCAAAACATTAAGAAGTTCGCACCCGATGCTTTCACAGGCGTTGGCGGTCAGCGCAAAGAATTGGCTGCGGGTATTCTTAACGCCATTGGAATCCCTGCTTACGAAGCCGAAAAAATCAGCACCGAGCAATTGGCAAAGAACTCTGCTTTGTTGACTTTGGCGGGTGGTAATACTGATGCGGCAAGGGCTTTGGCTGAAGTTGCCACTCCCAATAAAAAGCTAGATGAGAAAGCCATTCTTGCCATTGCTGATCAGATGATCGGCATTGAGAACATGAAGATTGCAAGGGCTAATTATTTGACCCCTGTTCAGAATGATGCGACTCAATATGGTCAACGTAAATTGCAGTTTGATCAGATTGCCGATCCCCGAATCTTCCAAGAAATGACTGCCCAAGATGTTGCCAAATTAAAGGCTTCCATGTCTCCCGCAGAACAGGCAGAATTGACCCGTAAGATTCGTTTGGCACGACAAATGGGGATTATTCGATAATGGCAACACTTGCTGAACTGTGGGAAGCGGAAGCCCCAGCGCCAGTTAAAAGCGCAAAAGTTCCATCTCAAGATCAAGCAATGCGTGACAAAAGCCGAATGGATATTCTCCAAGCGGAAATGAAAAGCGCCCAAGAAAGACTTGCTAGAGGCGATGCTAGAGCGCAAAGAGATATTGAGGCTTTGACCCGTGAGATGGGTGGCAAGGTTGCCCGTACAACGCCAACACCCTCTGCCACACCTACTGCCTCACCTACTGCCGCACCCGCTACAGGCGGCACATTGGCTGATCTGTGGGAATCAACCCCTGCTGCTGGTCAGTCAGGCGCACCTAAAGAACAAGTCAAAGAAGAAAAAAAGCAAGGCGGCACTGCCGTAGGTCGCAAGGCGGCTGAGTTGCTTGGGCAAACACAGAAAGCAAAACAAGAGTTTGGTGCAAGTGTTGCATCGTTGGCTGATGTGACTGTGGGCGGGATTATCCCAGGCATTTCAGGCCCTGTAACTTACGCTGGCGCACGATTTATCGGCAAGACACCAGAGCAAGCCGCAGCCCTTGAGCAAAAGGTTGTTGGCGCTACTGAGAAGCCGTTTGGTAAATTATTGGGCGTGACCGAGACTCAGGCTTACAAAGGCGAAGCAAGCCGACAGTTGATGGACTTTATTGGTCAGAATATCAATAAAGGCGCTGAGTGGATTGCTCAAAAGACAGGCTTGCCTGTTAGTGATGTGCAGAACATGATGGGAACTGCGACTGTGGCGGCAGCCCCCGCAGTTAGCAAAGCGGCAACCACTACTGCAAAAGTTATTCAAGAGACCGCCCCTGTTGTGGGTAAGAAATTAGGCGTTGGTGAATTGCAAGTTCAACCCACTGCCCCTGCACAAGCCCCATCTGGAATGGTTAGTGCTGGCGCTGCGGTCGTTCCTGATGCGACCACAATCAAGCAAGCCTTGTCTGTGGCGACTCCTGAACTACAACAAGCGATTGCCTCTATTCCTGTTGACAAGGTAAACATCCCAACTTTGCAACGGCATATTGAGGCTGACACATTGCCTGTCCCCGTTCGTTTGACAGAAGGCCAAGCCACTGGTGATGTGGTCAAGTTGTCCAACGAGCAAAACAGGCGTGGCAAAGACCCCGTGTTGGCTCAACGATTTAATGAACAGAATGGTCAGCTAATTGAGAATCTTGGTTTGATTCGTGACAAAGCCGCCCCTGATGTGTACGGCACAAAGAAGATTGAGAACAGCCAAGGCATCATTGACGCTTATAAAGATTTGGACACCAATCTAAACAAAGGGATTGATGCAGATTACCAAGCCTTGCGTGATGCCGCTGGTGGTCAATTCCCTGTTGATGCCCCTCAATTGCTCAAGAATGTACAGTCAAAACTTAAAAAAGAATTGTTGTCTAACGAAGCACCAGCGGGTCAGTTTAGTGAATTGAAACGATTGGCTGACAGCAACGCTATGACCTTTGAGGATTATTTGTCTCTGAGGCGAAATCTTGGCGCTATTGCTAGAACAAGCCAAGATGGAAACACTCGCAAAGCCGCCAGTTACATGATTGAAGAATTGGAAAAGTTGCCTTTGCAAAAGGAAGCGGCAGCCCTTAAGCCTTTGGCTGACAAAGCAAGAGCATCTGCAAGAGCAAGATTCCAAATGCTTGAAAAAGACCCCGCCATGAAAGCGGCTGTAGAAGATTCTGTTCCCGCAGATAAATTTATTGACAAGTTTGTGGTCAATGGCGTGAACAAGAACATCAACACAATGGTTGAGCATTTAGGCAGAGACTCACCCGCCCATCAACACATGGCTGCGGGAACTGTCAACTGGTTAAAAGACAAGGCAGGGATTGTTGACGAAACTGGCAACTTCAGCCAAGCGGGTTATAACAAGGCTCTCAAGCAATTAGATGATGTTCAAAACCTGAACATGATTTTTAATCAAGAGGCTGCCTCACAACTCAAGACTTTGGGAAATGTGGCACGATATACCCAAGCACAGCCCCGTGGTGCGTTTGTAAACAACTCCAATACATTGGTGGGTGCGCTTGCTGAAAAAGCGGGTAAAGGCGTTGCTATGGGCGTGGAAAGCGGTTTGAACTTGGCAGTGCCAGGCTTGCAGCTTGGAACTTCTGTGATGGAGATGAGAGCAAGACGAGCCGCAGAAGCACAAACCAAAAAGGCACTTGAAACGGGCGCTGGCATTAAGCAAACTGGCAAAAACAAAGTTCAAGATTTGGGGAAATAATGTCTGATATTGATTTGGTCAAATATGGCGTTCTTTGGCAAAAGGTCGAATCTATGGAGGCCAAGATCGACAAGCTAGAAGCCAACATGGAAACCTTGATTGCTTTAGCTAACAAAGGTCGTGGTGGCTTTTGGATGGGCATGGCACTTGTTTCAGGCGTTTCTACTGTTATGGGGTACTTCAGTAGTTATTGGACAAAATGATCGATCCGATCACCGCTTTACAAGGACTACAGACTGCAATCAGCGTAGTCAAAAAGGCCAGTAAGGTTGCAAATGATCTGGCTGGTTTAGCGCCCTCTATCGCCAAAATGTTTGACGCTAAGAGCGTTGCAACAAAGGCGATGCTTGAAGCCAAACGATCTGGTAACAAATCAAACTTAGGCACTGCGCTTCAAATTGAGATGGCTTTGGATGAGGCCAAGCGGTTTGAGCAAGAGTTAATGATGTTGTTTCAGGCTACTGGTCGTGCTGATGTGTGGGATAAGATTAAAAAGCGCCAACAGCAGATGGACATTGAAGATGCCCACTTAGCCAGACAAGCCAAGGCAGAAGAAAAGAAGCGCAAAGAAGAAGAACAAGAGCAATTGGCATGGGCGTTTGGTGTCGTAATCATTGTGATGCTCTTAGGCGCATTTTCTCTCCC